GGAAAATTCTGTTCAAAATATCCAATTCAGACGATCTCAATCGGTTTATTCAAGCTCAAGTTCGAGCAATTCTAACATATTCCGTTGGGAAAAGAAACCCCTTTTTTCATATTCCTGCAGTGAGCTTTGCGGTGATCAGAAAGTTCAAACGCCTCTACCTGCCGGCACAGCCCCTGCCCTGAGCTCCTCCTCCGTCAGATACCGCCAGTGCCAGCCGCCGCAGGTGCCTCTGCCGCGGGCACATACCTTGTGAATGCTGACAAAACCCGTTTCCCTCTCGGCTGCAAGCTGAGAGGGATATTTTTTGCCTGTCTCCACACAGATGACGGGCTTCGGCCGGGAAGAGGAGTTGACGAAAGCCCGGTTCTCCGGCCGGGAGAGATAGGCGCGCATCTGCGCCCGGACGCGCTCGCGCTCTTCGGGACAGTCTTCATAGCGTTTTTTCTGGGCAGAGCGCTCCCGCTCCGCCAGGTCAAAATTCAGAACGCAGGTCTCTCTCCTGGCATCGGAGGCCCGCTCCCGGTAGGCGGGAGAGCGCCAGAGTTCTCGGGACTTCTCCCGGATTCTGGCACGGATAGAAGGATCCTTCTCATAAGCCGCCCGGACGCCCTGCCCGACACGCCGGCGATAGGTGGGGTCGGTTTCATAGCGTGTGCTGACGGTGTTGCGGATCTTCTCAGCGATCTCGGGGTGCGCTTCATACAGCCGCTTTTTCGCCTCGGCGGAAAGGAGCTTCGTAGTCTCGCTCATATTCGCCCCTTTGCCCAATCCGCCCAGGAAGCGGTTATAGCCTTTTGCCGGATCGGAACTGTCATACCGGGAAATGAACCATTTCTCCTTTTCTTCCGCCTCCTCTCTCGTCAGGTTTTCACAGAGGACTTCATGGCGGAAGCTCTCCCAGCCCCAGCGGTCAATTGCCTTTCGGATGGGAGTATCCTTTGAATAACCGTAGCCTTTCCTCCATCTCTGTTCCACCGTCTGCCCGGTCACGCCGATGTAGATTTTCCCCTCCGGGTCGGTGAGCTTATATACCGTGTAATGCGCTTCACTCATGTATTCTCCTCCTGTGTCGCCTTCTTGTCTTTCTCCGCGAGTCCTTCTCATCTTTCGAAGCTCGGATAGACATGTTATTACGAGGTAATGTGTTGTCTCCCGAGCATCACGACGCGTGACCTGACGCGCGACGTTCCCAGCTTGCTTGTTTTACCTTATTACGAGCTCTCACATGCCATGTGCCATGCGATATACCCAGTATTGCTCTGGGGTCCATCCGATCGCTTCCAACTGCGCGGCAGAGGGTACAATGCCGGCACTCATCATGGCTTTTGCCCCGGCGGCATAGCGGTCATTGACTTTACTTCGATAATCCGCCGTCTCGGCACCGTTTGCCGCCACGCCAAACAGCTTTGCCGCCTGCACTTCCGCATCCGTGAGATACTCCCCTACCTTCAGCAGATATTCGTTCTCCCACTTCCGGAGCTTGGCGTTGAACTCCTGCACGCCCACATTCTTTTCCTTGGCCCATTTCTCCAGATTCTGCAGCTCGGTGAGGTATCTGTTGCCGATTGCCAGCACCTTGTCCGCCTTTTCAAACTCGCCCTGCGCTCGTAAATCAGCTATCTGCCTTGCCGTATCCGTCTGCAGCTTCATCTCGGCGGAGTTGATGACCTGGCGATTGGCGGCAGCGGTATTCTGAATGCCGCCGTATTGCGACATCCCTATGCCGCCCCGGTCCCCTCTCGCCTCGGCATACAGCACCTGATTGTCGAGAGCTTTCGCCTCATCGGCGTTAACCTGATTGCGCTGAGTCTGAAACTTCGCCCGGCTGTCCTGCAGATTCCGGTCCAGTGCCTTTACACCCTGCGCAACGGCGTAATCCGCTGCCAGCACAGCCCTGCCCTTTTCCTGATTTTCCCTCGCTGCGATCTCCGCCTTTTGCTGAGCGATATCCACAGTTTCGATGGGCGCGACGCTGCCGCTGCCGATATACGCCTTTGCTCCGTTCACCATGCCCCGGGAGGCATCAGCCGCCTTATCCTTTGCTATAAACTCCGAGGCGTTGATGCCGCTCGGCACACCTGCGGCCAGGGCGGAATAGAACGTATCGCTGTAGGGGACCTCCGCCTCACCGGGCAACACACTGCTCGGAGCATTACCGGCACTTGACTTCGTACTGCCGGAATAGGAATTCTTCACAGAGGTACTGCCTGAGCTCTTATACCCTGACGAGCTCTTATTGGAAGAGGAGCCCGCCCCGGAGGACGCATCTCTCGTTGCACTATGCGTGTTTGATTTACTTGTCGTCGGGGTGGTGGTTGATGTGCCGGTGATGCCGGCCACCGCCTGATTCCCCGGTCGCGATGCTTTTGCCATACCTTTACCTCCAGTCGTCAAAACGGCACCTCCATGTCAGCAGGCAAACGCGAAGCGTTTACCTGATATGACATTCGTGCCGTTTTTCCTCTCCGCTCAAGCAACGCTTTTGCTCCGTGCACTCGCTACACGTCGTGCACTACACAGCTTTTGCTTTCGCGGGTTATTCTTTCTATTTCATGGTTCAGGGGACAGGATACAGACCCGCCCTACACCCCTGCTTATGGTATTAAATTTAAGCTCGGATAGAGCACTCGGAACGAGGTACCCTGCTCTCTCCCGAGCAATTTGTTTGCACTGAAAACGAGTTATTTACTCGTCTATTTTTTCAGCATCAATCAGCCCTTCCCCGACAATATACGCAATCACCGTCGCACCGGCCATAATCATGCCGGAGACGGTCTCGGCAGTGGCTGCGTCGCCCTTCAAGGCAATGATCAGGTCGGTGACAAAGGCTGCCACCGCCAGCCAGAACTTGCGGCTGGTCAGTTTGCGGATAATATCTTGTTTGTTCATAAAAATCATAACCTCCATTTTAGTAACAAAAAAGCACCGGTTAATCCGATGCTCACTGCACATTATTCTTGACAAAATGCAAATAATTCGTATAATAGGAAATGAAGAGTAACGCTTAACGGCTGCTCCTCAAATTAACAGATAATAGTTGTGATCAAAGGATCACGAAAACTACCGTCACTTTGCCGAGTGGCGGTTGTTTTTTTCGCCTAGTATGTCAACTTCTTTCTTTTTTCTCCAATATTTCTACTCGTTTAATTAATTCCTCCAGCTGCACCTCCACAATCGGCATTCTCTGGGCGAAGTTATTATGCTTCTTCACTTCCTCCGTCAGGTGCTTGATCTCATTGTTGGTAACGGCTGCGGCCTTGCTGTTTGCCAGGATGACGCCGAAGAGCGTCACGGCGCTGGTGATCAGCGCCACCAGAATTGCATCACTCATCCTCGGAATCCTCCATCATCTGCACCAGTTCTCTGATCATCTGCACCATAAACACAGCTTTGCAATAAAAGCGAAGCTCCTTCTCCGTGATCGTCCTTTCGCCCTGCCCCTCTTTCGGCATGGAGTCAGGGTCTTTCGGTTTGAAGTCAGGGTCTCTCGGCACATCGGTCGAAAACATCCAGTAAGCCTTGCGGCAGGCATCGGCACGCTTTTGCAGCGCCGCCTCACTCTGATCGGCGGGGCGGAGGAAGATCTTCACCAGCGCGTCCGAGCAGGCGCGGATCGACGGAGAATACAGGAGCGTCTCCCGCACGGATTCGTATTCCTCCTGCCAGAGCTCTTTCATAAACCATTCCAGCTGGATGAATTCATCCCCGACGGAGGCGCCCTTTTCCTGTGCCAGGTCGTAAAGCCCGGCCTTTCGGGTGGGATACGTCCACTGCAGGAGGCCGTAGCCCCCGCCGCCGGGGCCTGAATGGATGAAGGCATTGCGGCTCACCTTCCCCTCGTCCACCATGCGGGTGTAGAAGGCGGAGTCTTCATACCCGTCGGTGAAGTCACCCTGTACCCGGGTGCTGACGCAGTTGCTCTCCGCCTCCATATTGCCGAGGATGGCCGCTGCGGCCTCATCGCTGAAGCCCTTGTGTTTTAACGTATTCCAGATGGTCAGTTTGCTCATTTTCTCCTCCTGTAAACATCTTCAATGGGTCCGGGTTCGACCCAGACCGGTTCCCGCAGGCGGCTGCGCCGCTGCTCATACATATTGAGAAATGCAGTGTAGCGGTAGGCATCATCATAGGCCAGCAGATGCGCCGCCACATAAAACACCAGACACTCATGTACGTCCGGTGTGTTGTCAAGCTCTGTACTGCCTTCCGTTTCGGCACTCACTCTCTCCGGATACCGCCAGTACTCCAGTGCCAGATCGGGCGGATGATGACACGGCAGCTCAATTCTCCCTGCCACAATCCGATAGCCGAAAAACCGCTCATATCGCCTGCTTCTCTTCAGGAGCAGCCCGGAGGATAAGGGCAGCCAGCAGTCATCAGGGAGTTTGTATAAAACTCTCTCACCCACCTGCTCCCGGTCCAGATCACTGAGAAGCACAATCGCCGGGATTCGTTTCACACTGGTAGCGATATCCATCTGCCCGTTGTTCACGAGCCCTGGGATCATGGCGATATAGTCCGCCTGATTGTTATACGCGGCAGGGATTTCACTCCCTGCCACGCTGTAACTGAAGATGAGCTCCAGAACCCTGTTTTTTAATTCTCCATAGGTCACAATACTTCCTCCGTTAACACCTCACCCACCGCTTGCGCGGTCCCCCCTCCCCATGAGGGGAGGGTTATCCAAGGAATAAATTTAAGCTCGGATAGACATGAGATTACGAGGTATAGTGTTGTCTACCGAGCATTTGCTTAGCAATGCCCACGAGGGGCCTCATCCGATATTCAGCTTCCGCTCGGAGACGGCGATGGGCTTCATGCTGCGGAGCACCTCCACCACCTTGATGCGGGTGTGTCCCTCGGGCGGGGTGATCTCCGTCTCCATACCGGTGATCTCCACCGCGCCGGCCCATGCCCCGCTGGTGGGATCAATGGCGGTGCCGTAGGTGACCTCCGGTAGAGAGGCATGGTCCTCAGCGGTGATGTAGTACCACTTGTTGGTGTCTTTCTCCTTCTCCATATTTATGACGATGCTGGATTTGCCGGGTGCGGAAGCCGCAGTCATAAACGGGAGATCCTTCAGCACGGGCTGGCCGCCGTGGAAGTAGATGCCGTCCGCCTTTTCGTCCAGCACAAAGCAGTCATACAGGACTCTGCCCTCGCACAGGGTGCCGGACACGCCGGGAGGATCCTCATGGGTGTTGTACTTTTCCAGCTGGCGCGGGGCCACGCAGGCGTCCTTGTGCACCAGGAGGAAGGCCGCGCCGGCGGGCAGCTTGCTCTTCGGCACCAGGACAATGCGGATGCCGTCCACCATGCCGATGACGCCGCGCTCCAGCATCTCCTGGGACGCGTCGCCGTTGCGGATGAAAGACGGATCCTGCATCAGCAGATTGCCGTAGCGATAGGTGCAGAAGGCATAGCAGTTGTCAATGGGCACATTCAGATCACTCATGTGCTCCACGCCGTTCAGGAGCATGGCATGGGCGTTGGTTTTGGTGATCTCGGTGGTGGCGTTGTGCCCGTTGTCCACGGCGGAGAAGGCCATGATGCGGAAGCAGTAGCGGTCGTAGGCAGGGACGATGACCTCCTTGAGCTCTCTTGCGAGGCTCTTGCCCGGGTTGCTGACAAACTCGCTCTGCACATAGTCGCCCCGGTCGATGATAAAGGTGAAGCCCTTGTCCTGGGTGACGGTAAGGGTCTGGATGTTGCGGGACAGGTCATTGGGCGTGCCGTAACGGTTCATGCCGCTGCGCACATAGTCATGGAGCGGCGCGTAGGGGATGGAGTAGACAACGAAGGTTCTGTCGCCCTTGTACTCAAAGGCGTTGCCCGTGACCAGTGCCGCCTTGGACTCGGACACCCACCGCTCGTCTACCTCTTTGATGTATTTCGTTGCAAGATTGATTCCACCTGGCATAGTTGATAAAACCTCCTAAATTAATAATTGAAGTACGAAACGAACCCTTTCATAAAAGAATCTCCCGGTTCGCTGTCCGGGCCGCCGGCAGCTGCCACTACCGGTGCCCGGGCGGAATTTTCCGCATTCTGCCGCAGGGTCGCGATCTCCTGCTGCAGGGCAGAAATCTGATCAGCCTGCTTCTGCAGCATCATGGACTCATAAACCCGAAGAGGCGGCAGATCACTCTGCGAAATGGCCGCATAGATATCCGCCGGGAGCTCTCTGCCCACCACCTCGGGATGTGCCTCTGCCAGCTCCCGCCACTCGGCGTAGCGGTCGCGGGGAGGACCTCCTTCCCCCGCTTCGCGGTCCCCCACCCTCAAAGAGGGAGGCAAATCAGGCTCCCTCTCAGAGGGAGCTGTCAGCTCCGCTGACTGAGGGAGTGCATCAGAAAGTCCCGCGTCGGGAGCATTTACTGCTTCTTCCGAGGCTTCTTCGACGGCTTGCGGTTCGCCTTCCCCGCCATGCGGTGATAGGGTTTGCGCCGGGAGAACTCCCGTTTCTTCTCCTGCAGTCTGGAATTCCAGTTGTTCATCCATTCTCTTTCCTCCGTTATCTGGTTAAAATTTTCTGGGCCTTCTTCGGAAGGTCGTTATACCGCGCCTGCATGCTCACGGGCAGGCCGGCTATTTTTTTGGCTACGTCCAGCTCACTGCCGATGGCGTATCCGCCGCTCTCACCTCCTTTCCGATTGTCGCCTGCGGGCGGGAACACCTCATCCACCGCCGTGGTCGGCGGTCCCCCTTCCCCATGAGGGGAAGGTAATACAAGGTTCTCCCCCAGCCGGGCCTTCAGGCTGTCGATCAGCTCCTGCTTTCTCGTGATGAGCTTGTCCGGCATGCGCTCCAAATACTCAATCACTGAGAGGGTGCCGTCTCTGCGGAGATTATCCAGCGTCTGGACGGCAGCGATTTCGCTGTAATAGGTTGTGGCACCCACATCCACCGAGACATTCAGCCACAGATGTTTGAAGACGGAGAAATCAAACTGCCGCACTTCATGGTCAATGACCACGGGGCGAAGGCCGTAATAGGTGCCCATCATGTCCAGCAGGATGGCGCCGATGTCCTCCACCCACTCATGCAGGCCTGCCCGGGTGTTCTCCAGCGGCACCTCGGAGGCATTCTGCAGCACCATCAGGGCGGAAGTGTTGTCGGGCCGGACATTGCCCATCTGGGCGTCGGTGGCACCGAGGCACTCCTTGGTGTAGGTCATGCAGAGATCAATCGCCTGGATGATCTGCGCGGACATATTCGCCGCCGGGATGGTGGAGATCACCTCCCCGATCTGCTGCCCGGGCTGGAGATTGCGCACGCCGATGGCCGTGCCCACCTCATTGGAGATGTTGGGGAGCAGATCGGCGTTATAGATTTTTGTGGGAAAGGCCTGGGTCTGCAGATGGCGGAAGACCATGGCCATCATCTGGTTGATGAAGATCTGATTCGGGATGATCTCGGTGACCAGTGCCCTGCCGTGATACTGATTGCGCTGCTTCTGCCAGTTGCCCCAGGCGATGGGATAGCGGCTCAGTCCGGTGTCCACATCCTCAAAGATGTTGCAGTGGCGGGTGGCCTTGGTGACGTGGACGGTCTGAACCTTGCGCCTCTCCGTCATCCCGGTTTCGGGGTTGACATACAGCTCATCCTTCCAGACCTTGGTATACAGGTAGACAAACAGGGCTTTGCCGGTTTTGTCATCATCACCGTGAAGCTCGGTTCTGCCGCCGATGCCGGTAAAGTTATAGGTTTCAGCATCCGCCGTGATAGCTATCCCCCTGTCAGCTGCGCTGACATCCCTCCACCACTCCGCCTCCCGCTTCAGGTTCTCCACCGTATCTCTGCCCACGATGAGCACATAGGGCTGCTTTTCCACGTCACGGCAATTGGGGTTGCCGAACATGACGTTGATGCCGTCAATCAGCTCCATCTCAATCTCGCCGCGGTACTCGCCGAAGGCTCCGCCGTAAGGCCGCGCCTCCGGATTCCAGAAGAAGTGGGCGGCATAGTCGCCGGTGATGGCCCCGTCAAACAGCGCATCCCGGATGCGGTAGTCCATCTTGAACTTCTCCATGAGGTTTCGCACCTCGGCGGTGGCGAAAGAAGCCGCTTCCCCGTCGGCATGACAGGAGAGCGGCTCAAAGGATATGGTTGTGTTGGAGCTGGTCAGACTGGCGATAAAAAGAGATGTAATGCGCTTGATGATGTTGAAGGTGGGTTTTGCCAGACGGCGCATGGCATCGTTATCCGGCATGTGCACCCACTGGTTGCCGATGAAAAACTCGTTGTTGGTGTTGACCATGGTGTATTGATTGGGCGTAAGGCTGTTGTTGTAGGCCCGGCCGTACTCGTAATACTTCCACGCGTCGTGAAGATAGTCGTTCAATGATTATTCTCCTTCGCAAGAAAAACGACCCGGATTATTATAAAAACTCTGTAAATTCATTTTCTTTCTTCTTGACTTTTCCTTTCATTCCACTATAATGTAATTGGAAATCGGGCTGGTTTATTAACCCGGGTCCACCTTTTGGCGGGTAAGACACCCGCCGTTTTTATTGGAGTAAATGCATATGAAAGAGCTTAGCATTTTTATCGATGAGAGCGGTGATTTTGGGGAATACTCTCCTCTTTCGCCCTTCTATATCATCTCAATGGTTTTTCATAATCAGGCAGATGACATCTCGGGGGCTCTCACTATGTTGGAAAAAGACCTTTCTGAATGTGGATTTCCTCACCATTGTCTCCATGCCGGTCCTATTATAAGGCGCGAGGAGGAATACCAGTTTTGCGATCTGAAGACACGTCAAAAACTATTGATGAAGCTTATGGCATTCGTCCGTAAAACTGATATTCATTATAAATCGGTATACATTGAGAAAAAGCACATTGCAGATTCTGTAGAAGCGACCGGCAAGCTGAGCAAAAAGCTTTCAGAGTTTATTCGTAATCATTACGATTTCTTCCTCTCTTTTGAAAGTGTTAAGATCTACTACGACAATGGACAGATAGAAGTTACAAGAATACTTTCTTCCGTTTTTAACACTCTGTTAGATAATGTTCAGTTTCGAAAAGTAATACCCTCTGATTACAGGCTGTTTCAGGTCTCTGATATGATCTGTACTCTGACGCTTGCAGAACTGAAACTTGAAAACCACACGTTTTCCAAATCTGAGCAGCAGTTTTTCCAGGATGAACGCACTCTCAAAAAGAACTATCTGAAGCCGCTCAAAAGAAAAGAATTATAATGGTAACACAGTTCTGATGCCGCTCAATATGGGCGGCACTTTTGTTTCTGAAAATTTCTTTCTCTTGTGTCTGCTTATCTCTTCTGCCCGTACGCCACATCAATGGAGTAATTCAGGCAGTCGGCAAGGGCCTTTTGCTCCGCCTCAAACTCCCGCTGCTTTCCCGTGTCCGGCACGGCGGGCTCCACAGGCAGCAGCGGCCGGGAACGCATTACTCTGCCCAGGAGAAAACCGGAAGCGAAGGAACACAGCACCGCAAGAGCGGACAGCAGACTGATCAGAAAACTCATATTTCCTCCTTAATGAAAATCATAGGGGCTGAACATTTTTGTGAGGTCAAAGAGGGGTTCGCTCTCCCGCCGCTCCCACACCTCGCCGGAGGAATAGATCATCCTGGCCAGGGCCTGAGAGGCGGCATCCACCATGTCATCGTTCTTTGCATTCGGAAAGGCGACCCACTGGTTGATAAAGTCCGCCACCCAGGGGGCCTTCGCCGGATCCGGCAGGAAGACATGCCCCGACTCAATGGCGGGCGAGACGGCATTCACCCGGCTGATTTTGCCGCCCCGGGGCGTCACGCCGATGACCGGGATGCGCTGCAGCTTCAGCACATCGAGGATGGCGATGCCGTTGGCCGCCTCTTCCATGAGGACAAACCAGGCCATGGGGTAGAGGCGTCGGACGGCATGGATGGCCTCCACCGTATCCGGGAAATTGAGGCGCTTATTCAGACAGTAGCGCAGGTAATAGTCCTGTCCTCGCTTACCCCAGACCTGGATGGAGACAAAGTCGCTGTCTGCCTCGCCCTTGAAGGAGGCATCCACCGAGATCATCTCCGTGCCGAAGCGGATGGCCTCATCCGGGTTATAGAACTGAAACCAGTTTCTTCGGACGATGTTGCCCTCCTCCCGGCGGGGAGAGCACTGATAAAGCGCCGTCCAGGCCCGCTGCCCGCCACGGGCATCGGTGATGTAGGAGGCCTTGAAATCGGCAAGCCACCGGTTGTCCTTGCCCAGCTCCGGGCAGAGAGCCTCGCCGGGGCGTCTGCCCAGCGGGTCGTTCTCCTCCGCCTCCACCGGGATGCGCAGGAGCCGGACGTTCTTTTCCGTCTGGAGGATGCGGGCGGCCAGGTCATCATCGGTCCAGGGCGTCATGATGACGACAACCTTGCCCTTCGCGGCGAGGCGGGTTTTGATGGAGGACTGCCATTCCTCCCAGACCCTGTCGCGGTAGGTCTGCGAGTCTGCCTCCTGCCGGTTTTTGACCGGGTCATCAATGATGATGAGGTTGGCCGGGTTGCCGGTGATGCCGGACATGATGCCGCGGGATATCATTCTCCCTTTTCCTCCTGCAAGCTCAAACTCCCCCGCGCGGTCGATAGCGCCGATGGTGATGTTGAAGAGACTGCCGCATACGCTTCTGATTTTCTCCTTATTTTTGCGGCAGAAGCGCTCGGCAAAGTCGGAGTCATAGGAGGCGAGGATAACGTTGCGGTCGGGGTACTTCCCCAGATACCAGGAGGGCAGGGATTCGCTCACCGTCATGGATTTGCCGTGCTGAGGCGGACACTCGATGATGAGAATATCGTAGGAATGGCCGGTATCCGTCTCGATGAAGGACTGGATCTGAACGGCAAGAAAAGAAGACAGCCGGGTTTCAATCCAGCTGTCTCCACAGGCATAGGGCAGATATGCCGCATAAGAACGCCGGGCCAGCTCTCTCCGCGCCAGCTCGGCAAGCAGATCATTGGTCATCTCACACCTCCCCCTGCGAAAGCGTCTCCGCGGTGAACCCCGCCAGGCGGAGGAGCTCGGCATCGCTGAGGGTGCGCAGATCGGACGCAGTGTCCGGGCTCTCCCGAGGCGCATCCGGCTGACTGATATCGTTGAGAAACTTCGCCGCCGCGGTATCCCCCTTGGCAGCTTTCTGGATCATGCCGAAGACGATGTAGGCGGCACAGGTGGGTTTGACGCCGAGGCCCATCAGGCAGTCGCGCACATCGTCGGCAGTGGGCATGACGGATGTGAGCATGTGGCCTGTGAGCTCGGGGATGGTTGCCTTTTGCGGCAGTTTTCTTTTGGGCATTGCAGGTATCCTCCTTTTTTTCACCTCATCCACCACAGCAAAGCTGTGGTCCCCCTTCCCCATGAGGGGAAGGTTATATATGGTAATTATCTCAATCTTCCCTGAATGTTGAAAAAAATCTGAGCTCCGATGAGCTCAAAGTCCTCGTTCAGATTTGAATTGATGAGCTTCATGGTGAAGTGCAGGACTCTCCTGCACATGGGCCTCCTACGGAAGACGGCGGGCACGAAATTACTCTGCGGCCGGGTGCCTGGAACACAAAGAACCGTCCCCTGTGTTTCATGAACTTCTTCATTTAAGCTCGGATAGACATCTGAAATCGTGGCAGAAGCGTTGTCCTCCGAGCCGCCTGCTGCGCTCTGCGAGCGAGCGCCTGTCCCCACCACCCTCAGATTGGTCAGGTCCTTTCTCTCCTCATAATCCGTCAGATACCAGAGCTCGGTGTTTTCCAGCTCTAAGGCGCCCAGGGTGACGATGACGGAGTTGACGTTTTTGCGGCAGTCATAGCTGCCGAAATTCATGGTGGGAAAGCGGAACCCTCTCTCAATCGGTTCTCCGTAATCATTAAATTGGTCCTGCAGACCTGAGACACTGCCAACTCCGTTCAAGTGAAAAATCTCCCCTGCTTCACAGATCAGAGCCACCGCATCGGTGTTGGTCAGGAGGAACCAGGAAGGTTCCTTCCAGCCGGAGAGCTCATAGTTCCACGCCCAGGTGTGGCCGTTTGCGGTGAGGAAGTAATGTGTGCCGTCATCGCAGGAGCACACCATGTCCTCATCCACCCAACTGTTTTCTCCCTCATTTAAGCTCGGATAGACACCTGAAATCGTGGCAGAAGCCCCCTCTTCCGAGCTGCCTGCTGCGCTCTGCGAGCGAGCACCTACATCAAACAAATACCCCCGTCTCTCCGCACTCCCGTTGATCTTCCTGCTGAGGGAGCCGATGTTATTCTCGTTGGCCGGGGTGGTGTCCAGCAGCATATAAATCCCCTTGCGGTTGGCAAAGACCAGGTTGTTCTCCACCAGCTGGATGCTCCAGGGCAGGTCACAGCCGATGGAGGCGTTGACGGGCACATAGGGCAGGTCAATGAAGATGCGGCCGTTAATCGTCTGCGTGCCCAGGGTGGTTTTGCCCACGGAGCCCTCCTTGAAGATGATCAGGTTGTCCTGCTGTTTGCCGAAGGCAGTGATGCGCTCTTCACTCGAACCGGCTAATTGAACTTGTTCCATCGGGAAGTAGCTTGCATCCATCTT